CTAGAACCGCTTGATGTATTCAAACCACCACCACCAATCGTTGTTAAAGTTGATCCTATTAGTATTGTATTGGAGTTCCCTCCACCTATAGTTGAGTTTGTTGCTCCTGTTAAGATTGTATTACAATACCCGCCACTTACAGTTGAATTATTAGATGTTGAACCATTTTGTTGTCCGCCACCTACTGTCGAATAACACCCACTTGATGTGTTACAATACCCCCCACTTACAGTTGACCAATTACAACTTGATGTATTTACTCTACCACCACTTACAGTGGAGTAGTTCCCACTTGCATCATTATTATTACCACATCTTTCAACCGAACCAATTCCAGAACCAACTATCATAACAGATGTTCCACCCGTTAATGCTCCAAGTACTTGCTGAAAACACGCTTTATATGATGATCCAGCAGGATTACCTTGTGATAAATCATTAGGATCCACTATGTGAAATAAATCAGTTAAATTAACCCCGGTTGCTGGTATTTGATCCGTTAAAAATGCCATTATTCTTTTTTATATATAAATACACTTTAATTCATTATTGGAACTGATAAATGCTATAATCCATAAAGAAGAAGTAATCTCCGTCTTGGAATTGTTTTCCTACAGGTGGTAAATTAACGCAATTTAAAACAATAAATCTTTCACAATATAAATCTTTTACTAATACTCCTATTGCTGGTGACATATTAAATTGTGATGGTAATGTAATTGTAACCATTGGTGGAATTACAGTATTTACAGTTGCAACTATTGTACAATTATTACCATAAACATCACAAACATATATTTGATATGGTATTGTTAATCCTGTAACATTACTTATCACCAATTGTGTCATTACTGTCCTTGGAATATATAACTATTATCATCTTGGAATACAAACTCAAAGTCGTCTTGGAAAACTTTTTGATATACTCCACATTCCACACAAGATATGTCATAATCTATTAACAAATTAATTATTACTCTTGTGTCATCCAATTGTGTTGTTACCGTAGGTTGACAAGTTGTGCCTCCAGTTAAACAACCACTCTTAATTATTATTTTATTAGTTTCAATATTGGTTTCAACCGAAGTAATTCCCGAAAAACCATATAAAGAAGTTTTAATTTCATTAACCCATTCCTCATCTGTTGGGTAATCATCAAGTCCTGTTGATGTATAAAATACGGTTTGAGAATTAACACCATTTACTGTCACATCAAGCGTAAAAATAGCAGAATTTAATATACAATTAGTATCTCCCGATGTTAAATCAAAGAAACCTTCATTTAACATTTGTTGTATACCTCTTCTACCAAGAGTACCACTATTTTGGAAATTATTAGAACATACTCTATATGTTTGATAACTACTATATAGTACTGTTCCAAATAATTCAATCGTTTTAATTAATGCACATCCATTATCATCAATTACCTCTAATGAATATGTTCCCGCAGTTAAACCAGTCACGGTAGTTCCTGTTTGTCCATTAACATTAGAACTCCAATTTAAAATAAACGGTGGCTCCCCACTTGTTATTAATACATCAAGTTCTCCATCATTCCCACTTATAGGTTGTGTAGCAAAAAAATCAAAATACACTGGAGACGATCCTGTAATATATACCGTTTCAATTTGTTGACAACCTCCTGAATCCGTTACAGTTACATCATAAAATCCTGGAGATAAATTACTAAATGTTGATACGGGTCCAGGTGGAAATCCGGTGATTTGATAGGTATATGGTAGTGTACCCCCACTTGACGCTAAAATCTGTATTGTCCCATTATTAAAACCACAAGTTGTACCTGTGGTATTTGCGGTAATTGTATATAAATTAGTATTATTTATTATTGTTGTTGCGGTAAATACACAAGAACCTCCACTAATCAAAATAGTATATGTATCCGATGATAATGGTGGCGAATGATAATTATTACCTTCAGTTGATGTAGATACAGTATTACCTAAAGAATTTATTAAAGTGTAAACATATGTACCAACATTAGAACCACCATTTAATTCAATAAAAATTTGTCCGTCACTATTATTACAATTTGAATTAACCGTACTAAGATTAAGAATTGAGAATCCGTTAGGTGTTAATAATGTTGTTGTTTGTGAGCTAGTACATAATCCAGCATCGGTAACATTAACAGTAAAATCACCTGAAGATAACCCCGTAAATGTATAACTATCTGAGAATGAAATTGCGACACTACCATTTGATCCTGAATAATAGAAAGGTGATGTCCCTCCTGTAAGTTGGACTGTAACCTCCCCGTCATTTGAGAAACAACTTGGTGACACAATAGTAAAATTAACAATACCAACAGGTAACACTTGGTTCACCGTAATATTTGTTAGTGTTTTTGAACATCCTAACGAATCCGTCATAGTCACACTATAAACACCGCTCGTTAATCCTGTAACTGTAGAACCTGTTTGTCCATTCGCATTACTACTCCAACTATATGTATATGGTGATGTTCCCGTCTGTCCTGTAACAATTATCTTCCCACTTCCATCAAGTGCAACACAACTACCATCATTTATAACATAAACACCAAAATCAACCGTTGTTGAGGATTTTACAATACAACTTTCACTTTTCCCAGTACATCCACCTCCATCATTTCCGATAACATAATATGTACCACCTGATAATGAATTAAAAGTATAACTACCAAGGGTTGTTGCACCACTTGATTGATACCCATTTGTTGTTTCATATAGAAAAACTTCTCCACCCCCATAATCAACTGAGAATGTTGAGGTTAAAGATCCGTTATTATTACCACAAGTTGTATTTGTTGTTGACGATATTGATAAACAACTACCTGTAGATATATTAAAATTTATTATTGCGGATGAAGGTCCTGGACTTAAACAAGAATCCGTAATTTCCAAACTATATGAACCACCAGTTAAACCACTAAAATAATATGAAGTAGTAGACGCAGAAGTCGGTAACAAACCTGATGTGGTTAATTCCATTACAGAATATGGAGGAGCGGTACTTCCTGTAATATCAAATGATACTACTCCAGCACCTATATTAGAGCAATCTCCGCTTACAAAATAATTATACACATATGGTAAACCACAACTCATTAGTTACATAGTAAATTAAAATTTATTCCAACATTAAGTTCAAAACTTTGAACTACGCTTAATGGGATACAAGTACTATTAAATACAGTAAAACTTGTTTCATCATCATTTAAATAATAACTTAACCCATATGTTTGTAAATCAACAAAACTTGTTTGTATTGCATCAACCCAAGTTTGTCCGCTTGGTACAGATAATGGGTTATTATATCCAACCCCATTGAAGAATGGGTAGTTAATAATATCATTTCCATTAAATTTAACATTCACATACCAAGTAGTTTGTAACGTATTCATATCACAATCACCAAATGTTAAACCGTTTGATGATAGATAACCATTTAACATATCACCAAGAACATTACCAAATGAATTAATATAAGGATTTGTATCCCAAGGATACACTGAACAACTTACCGTTTGGATTGGACAATCGTAGGTAAATAATTGCCCCACTAATGTACATGGGTTACAAGGTACAAGTACTAATTGACAACCCATCTGTCTTCTCCACACATATTTTTGCCTGTGGAATATTGAATTTTCGTACTTTGTACCGGCATTCCATATTGTTGTTGCCGGAACCATTTGTTCAATTAATCTAATCCAATAATCCCCAATACCATTTACATAATCTATCATTGTCTGATAAGTAAAATTGTCGTTTTTAATTCCCGCCAATTCTAGTGATTCAAGATATTTCCAATAAATTGACTGAAGTGTCGGATAACCTCCCGTCTTTCCATCAGTAATAAATTGTCTATTTCTAACATTAATTGTGTTATGCCAAAAACTTTGAGCAAATTCAAAAAATGTTTTTTGTTTTGGTTTTGGTATAATTTCAGTCCAATCTATTCCCCCTCTTTGTGGGTATGGTGTGTTAGGATTTGGGTTACAGTATGTTGGTGCAATATAATTCAATCCTTCTTCAGGTATTGGGTAATTATATTGTCGTGACATATTCCAAACATCGTAAACAAGTCCCTGAGCTGGATTCATAAAAATGTCAATATTTTTAACATTCAACACTAATCTATCATCATCAGTAGGGTAATAAGCTGTAAATCCACCATCAGTACTTCTCCTAATAATTTCATTATTTACCACCCAACTTTTTTTATTATCCGCAGTTTTTCGTAATTTAAAACCTAAATCCATATATGGAAATTGTTTAAATCTCTGTAAATATTCTTCCCCGTAATTGAATGGTTGTAAAGTTGTTTGATAATTTGGGTTTGCACCTGTAAATACACTAGTCGTCAAATCAACTTGTGCCGGCATTCTATGTTGTGGTGTAGATTCTATCCATCCTCCCCCAATTTGGAAGAAGAAATTATCACTGTCTACAGGCATACTTGGATAACCAAAACTATCTATAGGGTAATCAACTTTGGTTACTGTAATATCTTGAGTTACAGTATTTGTTGTGAATCCCGTATACTGAACACCCATAATTGAATATATGTCGGTAGTATCCAATACAGGTATATCCTGTACATATGTACCTCCCGATATTTGAGTATATTGTTCCCCAAATTGAGTTAAATTTATTCTCTGATCAGCAACATACACATATTCATTAAATTCGGTAATGGCATCAGGAGCACCAATCAATCTCAACAACATTTCAATTGATTTTCTTGTTCCTTTTGACTTAAATAGATATGCGGAATTTAATATTAAATTTCTATAATATTGATAATTAATTTCTTCAGGAGTTTGTCCTTTAGAAAGTCCTGTAAATGTATTTTCCCCACTTGAGAATACAGAATCTAATAATTGTTCGTTAGTGATTGGTGAAATATTATCTTTCCACCCTAAAGTTTGTGCTAAATTTTTTAAAAGTTGTGATGGGATATCATTTTTAACGGTATAATGAACTGAATTCATATACGCTAAAGCACCTATGAATTTTTTTGTTTCATCAAAACTTCTACCATATATTTGTAATATTTTTTCTACTTTTTGATCCGATGTATCAAATTCTTTTATCGCACCTGTAGTTAAAAATCTAGAAATTAAATTTGTTCTATATTCATCTAAATTTTCCGCAACACTACTTAATTTTAATAGATAACTATTAAAATCATTACCACTAATACTTAAATTCCAAATACCACTTAATGGGAAAATTACAACTTCTTGAGTGATAGTATAAGTACCATCATCATTTTCAATTGGTTTATTAAAATAAGCACTATATTTTGGTGAAATTTCTCTATTTAATAAAAAGTTTTCAACTTGATCAAACTCCTCATTGAAGACTTTGTTAACATAGAAGTCTGTTGGTCTTATTATTATTGTTTTAAAAATCTCGGATTGTCCATTAAACGGGTTTCCTTCAATATACAATTTTAATGTTGTATCTGTGTCTGTTGTTGGTACTACTGTATTAATTGGGTAATTTACCCCATCAATAATAACCGTATATTTTGAGTATTCCACCGTTAAATTTCTCAATGGAGATACTGTAATCTCTCTTAATTGTAAGTTTCTTGTTGCATTAATACTAAAATCAATGTCAAACGGATTACGAATAAGATATAATGGAATTTCAAAATATGTCTCATTTTCAATAACATCATACGATGAGGTTGTAACTGTTTGTCCTGTTACAAATCTTGTTGTTGATGAAAATATCTCTAACGCCGCAGGAAAGTAATTAATAATTTTAGTTATGGATACTGAAAATCTTTTAGCCAAAGAACCATAAATTGTAAAATTAGTAATTTCACTTAAATCATAATTTGGGTATACTTGAAAATTTTTATTTACCAATAATTTTGATTGTTCAATATCGGTAATATTCATTGATTCCAAAGAAATTGGATCGGAAAATGATCCAATTGAGAAATTTCTATTAACTTTTTCGGTCACATTGGTAGTGAACTCAAAATTTGCTTGAGTAAAACCTCCACCGTCAACTAATTGAAATCCGACAAGATTGTCAGAAAAACTTCCTTCTCCGCTAGCCTGTGGTGGGCAAGTATACTTAATAATTGCCATTATCCTGTTATATTTGTAAAGTTTTTAGTAAAATCAATATTATTACCTCTGTCTTGTCTAACTTCATAAAGAAGTTCATTAAACTGATCTCTAATTTCGTATAAGTTGTATTGTTTGTATATATTATTTTCACTGTCGTAAATAGTGTAAATACCATCATCAATTGACTTAGTTTGATTCCCATAAAGAGCAAGTGCCAATGTTGATATATCGTGCTCAACAATCTCAATTTCAGTGGTTACCGGATTAAAATATGTATTACTAATAACAATATCTTGATTTGGTTGTCCAATGAATGGTGTTGCGTTTGGTTTATTAGTTGGTGATGATGATGGTGAAAGCGTACAAAAAATTAAATTAGTTGTTCCTTCAGTATATCTATATCTAATTGATTTTTGTGATGTATTTGTAAGATTTTGTATTACTGGCTCACAATAAAAAGATGAGGTTATCATCCTAAAAAAGTTCGGTATCTTTGTTCCATCAGAATTTAAATATTCAACTCTAAATCCAATTAAACCTTGATTAATAAAATTATTCCTAAATTGTGTTGGGACATTATTAACATCAATAACAATCCCTTTAACATTTGGTAATGCCGATAAAATACCACAATCTGTAATTCTAGTTCTTATCTCTGCCGGTCTAATATATAATGTATATATCCCTAATTTATTGAATACATCCGCAGGAAGTTTTAAGTTGTATAATCCACCTAAAATCTCAACATCCGCATTACCACCAGTATTGTTATTATTAAAATAAGGTCGTAATATTGTTTTTGCATCCAATTTTGTTAAAACGAAATTATCAGTATCGTCTCTACTTGGAGTGTAATTCAAAATGATGTCTACATCATCAGGACTAACATCTGCCGGTCTAATTGTTCCGTAACTACCTGTTGCCACTATTAATATCTTTTATATTGTTTATCGTTTTAAATATAAATACTTAAAATCATTGTTTTTCCACATTAAAAAACCCATATCCATATTTGGTTAAGTCACCAACATTATCAACTTCACCAAGTCTTTCAATATATTCTAATGCAGACATTTTACCTCTTTCTATGAATATATTGGACTGTATTTCGGGTTGATCAATGACATTAATTAATGCCTCATTTTTTGTTAATGCCGACAATACCAAATCATCTTGAGTGAAACCTGAAGACTGTATTACATATAATGTTGTACCATCAGGATAGTCATAATAATCAACACCATCTATCGTATATGAAACATAAGTTCCACTTGGGTCAGGACCCCAATATGTACCAACACTATTTGATGTTCCTGTCACTTGAATGCCAGGTTTAAACTTCCCTTCAGCTAATAAATATTTAGGTCCATACTGAGCTAAGTCATTTATAGATGATTGGGTATATCCTGTGATTGTGAATGGTACTGTGGTGTAATTATAACTATAGAAATCATCTATATTTGTATTAGAATCACCACTAAATATATAATCATAATTAAATGAAGTTGCCGACCAATTACCACCCGCAGGTGTAAATGTTGCGACACCAAACGGATCTAAATTAGGTACAAAAACAAACGGTACAGTTATTGTTTTTGATACTTGGGATATTCCCCAAGGTGATGTCGCAGTCATCGTTATTGTGTACTGACCATTACCTATTGGGTAACTATGTGATAATGGTGCCGTTCCTGTTATTGTCTGAACTGTTGACCCATCACCCCAATCTACCTTAAATGTTGTTAATTCTAAAAACTTTTTTAACTCTAAATCTGAAGTATTATAAAAGTAATAGGTGTATGGACTACCTGTCGTTGCAGAGAACATAAAGTTGGTGATAACTTCTTTTTGTAATATCGCACCATCAAAAACAGAATAATAACCGTAATCCACTCCTGTTTGAGTTAAGAGAATCGGTATAGTTAATCCTGTTAAAATTGATGTTCCTCCAGACGCTCCTGACAGAACATATGTCATTCCCGTATAAACACCTGTTGATCCTGTTAATGTATTCTCAGTTATTGCAGTTATTGGGCAACAAGGATCAACATCATAAATATAATCAGTACCACCAGTATAATTTACCGTAATTAAATCCCCTTTTATATTTTCGGGTGATATTTTAAAATAATACTTTTGCTCAACCATTTTATACAGGATTTACATATTCAAACCAAATAATTGGGTTATTTTCCAACCCCACTCTTTGTACATTATTATCAGGTCGGTAAACCTGATAAGTTTTATTGTTATAATTTAAATTAACTTTATAATAAAAATAATTATCACCATTAAATGTGTACGGATTTGGTATTTGGAACTGTGGTTGATTAACCATAGTTGCGTAAGTCCCTGTTCTTCCATTAAAGAACTTTGCCGACATATAAAATTCTGTTAAATCTATAAAGTCTCTCTTTCTTAACCAATATATAAAAAACCCTTCCTTATCACCAATAAAATCCAATCTCATTGTTGGTTTTTTAACATCAACATTTGGTAATAATGTAGATATTGAAACCGACTCTGTAAACCCTTGTTGTACAGGTAAAATTATGGTAAAATATATTTTTTGACTTATTGGATCCGCAGTGTCATAAAAATCTAATTTAAAAAATGATTTAGTGAACGGATTACTATAATAGTATATTTCTTTCTCAGTAAACCCAACTGTAGTATAACTACTCACATAGTTAGAAATATTTGCCGATGGTATATTTTGAGGTAGCCCGTTATAAAAATAAAACTCATAATTTAACGAAGTTTTTAAAACATTTAATATATCGTAATTATCATGTGAAAATCTATCAACTTCAAAATCATTTGGTATTCCAACTATCTCACCTAAAATGGTTTTTTCATAATCTTCAATACCACCATCTCTTCCTCCAAAGTCCCACTTAAGTTCAATTGGAATGTCAATTTGTTTGTCATTTGCGGGGATTACTATCTTATATTTATTCACACTCATCTATTGTAGGTTCTGCAATTTCGTTTATGAATTGGTTACCAATTTGACTACCTTCAGGTATTAATCTAAATATGTTTTCAACAAACGGATAATGTTTTCCATTAATAAATGGGAAGTCAACACCAATACCACTTGCATCAATATATCCAAAAGGATATAAATCTCTCCATCTAAAACTATTTGATAAATTTGAATAGAACGAATAATCGGGTACCCCAACGATTAATTGAGCATCACCTTCTTCAATATAATCAGAAAATCTTCTGATTACTACAGTTTTATGTGGTTGATAATAGTATCCTAATTGATTTGTATTATTAGATGTAGTATTACCAGTTAAATTAAAATATGTTGGGTTAAATGTAAATTTGTGTAGAATATTTGATATTACTCTTTCTTCTTGGTTGTATGCATTAAATTCACAGTAATCTCCGTCAACTATATCACCTATTTGTAAATTTTCATTATAAACAAAAGGTCCAACAGGTGGTGTAGTTTGACTAAAATAAATACCTATTGGTAAATTAGCATCTGACGATACATTATTTATATCCCACCAAGGTGAAGGTTCATTATTAACTAATGGTAGGTTGAATGTAAATCCTTCCTTTAATGGGTTTGTCCACCCAAAATAACCTTTCCATATAGTAGTGAAGTATAATTCACTTAAAGGTCGTTTTTGATTATCAATTAATCCTGTTATATCAATGTCAGAATTAAATGTTAATGTGTAAGATTGATTACCTTCCTTAACAGATGTTCTTACAAGATTATTTGGGGTTAAAACTGCAGGTTCTAACTTACTTTTTGATGTAAATATATTTTGTTCAAATCCGGCTTTAACCAACACTGCGTTATCAGAACTTGTGAGTATTTTATGTCTTCTCACATAATAAGTTGACATTGTTTCCCCTGAATTCGCATCATCCAATACTTTTTTAAAAGTACCAGTAACTCCCTGATTAAATGTTGTACCGATATAACCTATGTTGTCTATGTTGAAAATGTACTCTTCACTACCAAACCCCGTATCACCTAAACTAGATACTAAAAACAACTGATCTCCAAAATAATCAAAAGATAAATAAACATAATCCCCTATATTTAACCCATGTGGCATAACACATCTAAAAGATATAACTCTTGTATTGTCATTACTTCCAACAACAATAATAAATGGGATACCATCAGATGCCACCCACGACCAAGATGTTGTTGTTTGTTGATCAACCGCTTCTAATTGTTTGTTTGGGTTATTATCATAAGCATAACTCATGTAATGAGTCCAATTATATGTAGTCGCACTTTTATTAACAAAAGTCAAATGATTATTTGGGGGTTGTGTGTATCCAGGATTATTATTATCCGTTCTAATAAAATCAAATTCAAAATACTGAGGATAACCATCCCAAGGTAAATTTGGGTTTACAGTTGCGGTAACCGCATTTTGTATTGCGTTTGCATAAAACATATTATTTTTAAACGGAGTATAGTTTGTAGATCCAACATAATTATTTTTAAATATGAATGAAAATTTACAAGTAGGTCTAAAAATTTGAGACGCTTCCCTTTCATTAATATAAAGTTGTTGTAAATTTACATCCGCAGTTCTATCAAATTCAATATTTTCTCTTTGTGTCTGTTCTAATGTTATATTAGATAGCATATCAACATTAGGAGAAACTTTATTTCTCAGAGATCCTAAAATAATTCTTGTTTCGTTATCAATACCCATTAGTCTAATTCTGTATCTATATATATTTTTATAAATCTATTTAATGCGGTTTTTCCGTTTTTTAATCCAAAATAGAAATGGTTTGGTGAACCAACTAAAACTCCATTAGCCGATGGTAATACGGTAGATGGGTTAGGTTGTGCGGGTGGTACTGCGGGTGGTATTGCGGGTGGTGCTGGCGGTACCGCAAAATTTGTAATAAACCCATAATAAATGTTAGGGAATGTCTGAGACATATCAGAAGTCTTAAAATAATCGTCCGATACTGCGTCTAAATCTTGATATCCTCTTTTATAAAAACCACCACCACTACTATCGGTATACCATGTATTGTCTTGATTTCCAAAAATACTATTGGCGTTACTTGTGTCAATTTTCCATTTATATAATGGAACTTCTTGTGTATCAGGGTATCCTATATATGTTTGTAATGGAGGATTGGTTTGGAAACTGTAAATATTATACCCAGGTGACAATGCTCTCCTATTTCTATATTCGTTTTCACTTGTATTATAGAATATCCCAAAAACAGGTTCCCCATTTGTATTTTGTGCAACCCATATATAATCATCAGGATAGTTACCACCGATAAACGGATTGACTTGATATTCCGAATTTATTGAGAAGGATTGTGCAATATCTCCATCAATTCTATCTCCAGGTCGATTAAAGAATTGTTCAATACCACCATTTTGGATAGATAGTACTTGTTCTAAGAATGTTGAGTTTACTATTCTTGAGATTATTGCTAACTGTAATACATCTGAACTATCTTGATATGAAGTACTTTTTATTGTATTCGCTAAATATTTACCACTGAAGTCCGGATCCCCACAAATCTCTGATATAAATTCGTCTCTTTTTCCTAAATCCATAATTGTAGTTGGGAATAGAATTTGTCTTGTATTTTGTGAATCATCTTGTGGTTGATATCCTGTCAAATTAGTGAAGAAGTTACTTATGGTTGGTTGAGGTCCACCAATAAATTCACCTATATTATCCGCATATGGAGTACTTCTATAATAGAAGTTATTACTAATATCATTAAACATTACAATATCTTCACAGAAATTATAATTAGGTTGTCCTATTATATTATACGTTGTTTGTTTATTGAATGTTGGCATATATAATGTACCGTTAATCCAATTGTTTTGGAACATATGCCCAAACACTCCTCTACAAGCTCCAAATATGATTCTAAATCTTGTTCTCCATTCCGCTAAATACTTAATGTCATCTTTAATAGTTTTCACTAATTTGTCATCAACAAAATAATAACATCCACCATTAACTCTTTTATTTACACCATTTTCTCCTGTTTGATTAAAAGTACAAGGATCTGAAACACCAAAATTAATTCCCGCACCTGAATAACATTTTAATGGAACCATTCCTTCACAACTAAATGTTTCCACAATTGTTGACGTAGATCCTGTTCCTAATTCACTAAACGCATCTAAATCATTTAATCCTTGTACTCCATCACCTGAAGCGTTAAAGTTAGTTACCTGTCCTTGTTCATCAATTGCGTAGAATGTAAAGTTATTATTTTGATGTAATGGGAATGAGTTATATCCAACAGTATCTGTTGAGTCAGATGTAGGTAACCTATCTGATCTAAATATTAAATTTTGACTTGGGGTTATATTTGTTGTTAATGGTATATTACCATTTGCACTCACATGATATGCAGGTGCGTAACATCTTGCTAATGGGCTGGTTGTTGAGAATACCGGTGGACCAATAAGTCCAAGTCCTCCATCATAACAAATATAGTTAATTGCATTTGTAACCGTAAATGAGCCACCATCAACTCTACCTATAAAATCACTTAATATTGTTGTTGCACCAATAGTACTTTTCCATCTAAAAATTTGAGGTAGTCCATTACCATTCTCAACTCTACCATTTGCCTCTATCCAGTTTGACATAGGATACCCCGCATCATACGAACCGTGAATATAAGATATTGTTGATTTATCTGTTGATATGTAATATCGTGGTGAATCGGTTGTGAATGCAGTAAACGCCGAGGTATCTACCGTAAATCCTATTGGTTGATGAAATAAAAATGTATTTGAGTTTGATGTTGCTAAACTATGTGATTCAGGTGTTTGTTGATCATAATAATATGTCGGGTTACCAGAATTTTGTTGTATCGGAATATTTAAAAAATATTCTCCCGTAACTGTTGTGGTACCCAATGGTTGTCCAAATAATTCAGATAAATCGTATTTTATTTCTTGTTTTTCAGTATATGGATCAACACCTCTAACTAATATTAAAATTTCTTGTTGTTGATAATCATTAAACCAAAACCAAGGTGGTGTGTGAGAACTTGCCGTTGGATTTAAATAGCTTATTTTATTTTGAAAGAAGTACTTCCACAACACTCCTGAATTAGTTACTGTTGATCCAACATAGGTACCTTGTGGTTGTAATGGACCTGTGGATACAAGTTCATCCCATGTATATCCGGCAACTACTTGGAAATACTCTATACCTGATTTATATAAATATTCCTTTTCACTTTCAGTACCAACAACAGTTATATCTGATGTTATATTAACACCTAAGTCATTCATATAAGTTAAAGGTACTGTATATGTGCCAACCCCTAATGTAGTCCCTGTTATTGCATTTCCCCCAAATTGATTTTCGGTACCACCTGTAACATTAAAGTCATTAGTATTCACCGGATTAGTAAAAGAAATTACTTTACCCACTAACTGACTAATTGTGCCCTGATCCGCTAACATTATCATTGATAAATCTTGATATGAATTACCACCAACACCTAAAGTTGTTGTACCAACCAATGTTGGGTTTGGTGTTACTGTGATTCTGTTTCTAGCGGTAATATCAAAGTATCTCGATCTAAGATTAGCCATGTTCATTGATTGAGCCAATGTCATACCATCACCAAATCTTTTAAACAATTGTCCCGAATTAGCACTAGCACCATCAGGACCTAATTCCTCCCATATTGGTACTTTATAATAAACTCTAGCGGGATTAACTGCCCCAGCAAATAATTGTTGAGAACCTTGATCCCAAGCCGTTTGGTCCGGAGTTGAGGAAAAGGTTAATCCGCAAGGATTGTTTGTGGGATTCAATGTCCAAGTACTATAACTACCTAAAGTACCTAAATCACTTAATATTGATATATTAATACCTAACGCCGCGGCATTCCAAGAACCCGCAACAGAACTTGATGTTACCAAACTCTCATCAGGACAAGAACAAGCCTCACAATCAGGATATGTCATCATTGGTAATGATAACCTTTTGAATGGGTTATCTTCACTCATTGGTTCTAATGTTTCTTTTTTACATTCAACATTACCTCCTAAATTTTTAACAATTTTACATATGTTATAAACAATACCATTAACTAATTTTATAACAAAGTTAGCTATTGCAACTATTATTGGATATATTAATGCCAATACGTGATTTACAACTATTATAATAACAATCATTGGTGATACTATTGCAAGTAACAAAGTGAATAAGAAGAATATGAAGTCAAAATTCCTAACTAAATCATTAACAGGTAATTTGTTATTTTCACTCTGACAAGTTCTATTTGTAATTTCTTTAATCCCAAGATGTCTGGCTCTATTGCTACCATTTTTATACCTATCAATAAATGAACTTACGGTATAAACTTTATTGTAATGAAATTTATAAAAACTATCCTCACAATCAATTGCCGCTTGAGTATCATAATAATCATCCCAATCTAAACTGAATGCGTAAGATCTTAATAGGTTAAATAGTGGTTCGTCATATATTGTGAACACAATATCAATAGGTTGTGTATTATCTATTGGTATTGCATTAAATGTAATTATATTGTTGACATTGGGTAATGGTACACTATCCAAACTACCATAATATGGAACTCCGTTTACTTCAATTGTTAATTGTTGTGTATTTACCACACTATTAAGAAAGAACCCCCCTCTAGGTATTGGTCCAACAGACAATGATGTTGATCCAACAGGTATTGACGCTTGATATTCACTTGTATATGTATCAGAATTTTTAAATGGATCATTATTCTCATCAGTACTATTCCATCCGTGTTCTTTAATATTAGGTACCAAATAGTTACCTCTCATAAAGTTATTTTGCAAACCCTCTTCGTTTTGCCACTTAATTTTAAATCTGTACTTTGAAGTGGTTGGTATTCCCACTTTTGGATCGTTAGATAATACCTGTTCACCAAATTCATTTGTTGTTACATAATCCAAATTCATTGGTAAATTAACCAACCAAGTACCCTCACCATCAATTATCTTACCATCCTGTTCTAATCTATATTGTTCAAGAACAGGATATCCATTATCATCAGTATTAATTGTTTGTCTAATTGCCAATATTTGTCCAGGACCCGCAATTAGTTCACACATATTTCCTGTGTTAATCTTTGGTTTACAACTTTTCTTAACCGCATCCTCATTTGTTGTTGAGAACATTGAACCCATAAACACAGAAGTCGGTTGTATGTTTACATTAGCAGATGCCGTTAAATCAAAATCAACTCTTGTGATACCCAATAAACAAATTTCAGGTTCACCCCATAATGGTTGTACTTGAACTATTTTATTTAATGTTTTAACTTGTGGTAATTCTCGTAAGTTGGTTGAAGTTTTGAACTTGTTCCCATCAACTTGAGTTTCTGTTGCTAATCCTGAGTTAATTAAATCTTGTGGTGATAATGAGAAACACCCAATATCGGATAAATCAACATCCATAAATATTGTTTGTTCTCCAGTTGGTACCCCAAATATCATATAGTCACCACTTTCATTTGTTTTTACAGTAAACTTATAATATTTGTCGTATACCTCAACTAATGCTGCATCGGTTAAAACATCCTCTCTACTTGGAAATGTACCTGTTGCTGAATGTCCTTGATATGAAGGTTCATAAGGTAATAAATTATATCTATAACCATCGTCATTTAAATCATCAATGTTTTTATATGGATATAATTGAGAAATAATTGGGTTTTGTTCATCTTCGTCAGTTATTGGGATGAACACCGATACTTTAGCGTTTGGTACCCCAAAACCTCCGTTAACTAATACTCTACCTACAACAACACCGTAATCAGAACACATACGAGTGTATATATCATTTTGAAATATCTTCAAAGATAAAATCTCCAAGTATTCAAAATCCTGATCTAATTGTATTTTTATGGATTTATCTACACCTGGCTCGGTTCTAATTCTATATGATTTTGGCATTAAATTCTTTTTTTGATAAATAGTTTATTTCCTATTTTCAAAAAATAATTCTTTTATTCTAAAAATAAATCATCAAGAGAAATTCACCGTTTTTAAATTAAGAACTCTAACATTAATATCTTTATTTGGATATCTAATTTGGTAAATTTGAGTTGGTTCTGCAAATATAGTGTCAGTAATTAATCCAATCTCTTTAGTTGCCGAATCAGAGTAAGGTTGTGATGTTTGTGATGATGAATATTGTCCTCCAACATTATTAATAAAACTTATATCGGAAATACTAATAACCCCATTTTCATTTTGAATTAATCGTCTTATTTCGGATACATAAACATTCTCACCCATCTGTCTTTGTAATGGACTAAAATAGTTTGATATAATATCAATTATTTTAGTAACTACCGCACCTTGATTTTGACTCGCATCTAATACTACATCAACATTAACACTTAAGTCAATAACATTTGCAGTTTCAATTGAGATATAGTCATTTATCATTCTATAATTAGAAAGGTAATTGGCGACATTATTTTTTAATGTATTTGATATTACTTCAGTTAATTTACCTTCAGCGTCGTAAGATAACATTTTAATTTTAATTTTGTTGTTTTCTTCCGTAATTGCAACTTTACCAGGTGCCCCAAATTGTGACGGCATATTTCTTAAAATGGATTCATAATCATTTATAGTTACCGCTCTATTTTGTGCGGCAAAATTATATGTCACATATTGTCTAACTTCTTCTGTTGATGGAGCATTTGCCCCTCCAATTGCCGCAGTAACATTATTACATGATAATGAATTAATAACAGTAGTATTTACGGATTGTGACGGTCCATTCACATAAAATGAAACGGTACCTATTTGATTTATAATATTAACACCTAAATTCGTTCCTTGTCCACCACCGACTCTATATTGTATGAATAGTGTTGAGTTAGATTTTAAAGCCGCACCCAAAGCTAAATTATTAATATATTTACTTAAATCTAATTGATATCCATTTCTTGCAAAATCTCTTAATTGTTCGTCTGCAGAAACATTACCACCACCAAAAGTTAATTTCATAAACCCTTCAGGTGTATATTCAGTAATTAATTTATTATCTGTGGTTATGTATTTACCGACTTTAACTCCTGGTTGATCAGATACCTTTGTAGGGTCTTCAATAAACACTCTATTCTCAACTAAAGCAGGTACTTCATACCATCTATTTTCTAAACCTAAAAACTCCTGTGGACTTGGTACCGTAGAATATTGTGTACCATCTTTTAATAATACACTTGTGATTCCCAATACATTTTTTTCAGGTAAGAAAAGTTCAAAGAATGGTTTAACATCATTTGGAGTTACAACTCTTCTAAATACTTTTGTTACTCCATTAACTACCACTTCTCTTTTTACAATTGTATAGTTAACTAATTTACCACTACCATCAAAATTAGGTATTTTTAATCTATTTGGTGATCCTTCAGCATTAATTGCCGATGCAAAATCAATATCATATACAGTTTCAAAAGGTTGTCCAGCACCATTAACTTGTGAACCTCTTCTCAAAATACCACAATATCTTAAATCTTCTCTATCCCCAAACGCAGGAACTGTAATTGAGAAGTCAACCAATGCAACTGAAGGTCTCAACCCAGGTATTTTTAAACCATAAGTTCTTGCAATATTATAGATTGATGATTTTTGTTGTGCGTATTGTAATACGGTTTCTTGGATACTTCTATCAATATTATTATGTAGGTTGTCGGTTACTGCGGCATTTAAGTCTAACATTACCGAAAATATTCCAGCATCATTAAAATTCTGAACTAAATCAGGATAATAAGTTCTTGTAAAATTTATTAACTCAGTTCTTATCCCCTGAAAATCTCTCGTTGTGTACGATATTTTTTTATTTGCCATATACTATTAAATATTAATAATAACAAAATCACTTGATTCAAAAGCGGTATTAGTCGTTTTATAATCAATTCTAATTTTTGCCGTGTGTTCTAATTGTGATATATTTGAGACAGTATATTCTCTTTTATCCTCACCATTTATGTATGTTCCTTTATTTTCTTCTTCCATTGAGGCATCTGTTATTTTAACATTAGTAACAGTTAAACCTGGCATATAAGTTGATACCGAATCTCTAATCTCTGATTCTATTTCCGAAAATGTAGGTCCATCCAATGGTTCAAAAATATATTCATATAGTCTAGTACCAAAATCAGGTAAAAAATACCTAGTACCTTTTCTTGTTAAAAGTAAATGAATAAGATTACTCCTCACTTCTTCATCTGTTGTATCAGAACAATCTAAATACTTTCCCACATACGAATTTTGAAAGGGGAAATTTATTCCATATGTTACTCCATTTGCCATATCTAATAAATATAATGTTGGGAAGTTTTATATAAATAAAAAATCCCAACATAAGTCGGGATTATATTTTAGGATGAACATCCAAAACAATCAAATTCACTATTTTCAGGTTTTGGTGGTAGATTCATGTTTGAATAGTCCACTTTGGGAACAAATGGTGTTGCTTTTGGTTTTTCTACTTTTGACATATCAACCGCCAAGTGTTTTGCCCCTGTGGAAATTGCCTTGGTTCTAACATAATAACAAAGAGTTTTCAAACCTTTTTCCCACGAGTGGAAATGTGATGATGTAATCTTTGACAATGTTGGGTTCGCCATATAGATATTCATTGATTGTGATTGATCAATAAATGGTGCTCTGTCTGCCGCCATATCAATCAATTCTCTTTGTGAAATCTCCCAAATTGTTTTATACTTTGGAATCAAATGCTCAATTCGTTTAACTTTCTTATTGTAGTGTTTATCTTCAGTATCTAAATAATTGTTAAAGTTAATGTTTTGAATCGATCCCTCATTGATAATAATTTCATTCTTCAAATCCTCAGACCAAATACCCATTTTTTCAAAGTCATTAATGAGGTATTTATTCACAATCATAATTTCACCACCTACCACTCTTCTGTTAAACAATGCTGAATGTGCGGGTTCTGTCATTTCAAATGAACCTGTAATTTTCGCTGAAGATGCTACAGGCATTTGTGCCGTGAATAATGAATTACATACCCCAAATTCTTTTACATCTTCTTTAAGTTGGTTCCAATCCCAGTATCCTGATAAATCACTTTCATTCAATCCCCACATATCAAATTGGAATATACCTTGTGACATTGGCGATCCTTCAAAGAATTTATATGGTAGATACTCCCCATTTTTACAAAGTTTATTACTTTCATAGATAGCACCGTAATAAATGGTTTCAAAAATTTGTTTATTTAAGATTCTTGCTTCTTCTTCGGTGAATATTAAATCAAGTAGATAAAATACATCTGCCAATCCTTGAGTTCCAATTGCAATTGCTCGTTGTTCTAACCCACCTTTTAACCCTTTGTCTGTTGAGTAACTATTAATGTTAACGACTTTATTTAACGCTCTAACCACTTTTCTAACTTCAGTAAAAAGTAATTGGAAATCAAACTTATTACCTTGAATGAAGTTCTTCAATACCATTGAGGACAATGTACAAATTGCAGTAGTCTCTTCGTCAGTATATTGGTATATTTCATTACACAAGTTTGACTGTTTAATCACACCGATATTTTGGTGGTTAGTCTTTCTATTAGCACTATCTTTAGAACATAAATAAGGAACACCAGTCTCAACTTGTGATTCAATAATTTTAGTCCAAACATCTTGAGCTTTAACTTTTTTACCTAAACCAAGTGCCACCGCTTCACGATAAACACTTTCATATTCATCACCATAACATTCTTGTAATGGTTTAAGTCCAGATTTATTAATGTCGTTAGGACAGAACAAATACCAATCACCATTATTTTTAACGGCTCTCATAAAGTTATCAGGAATCCAAAGTGCGGTAAACAAATCTCTCGCTCTTAATTCTTCAGCACCTGTATTCTTTTTGATGTCAAGAAGATCCATAATATCTTTATGCCAAGGTTCTAAATAAATTGCTGCCGACCCAGGTCTTCTACCTTGTTGATTAAAGAATCGTAAAGATTCGTTAACAATTTTAAGGTATTTCAATAAACCACCAGCATAACCACCTGAACTATTAATACGACTTTCTTTACTTCTTTGATTTGACATACACAATCCAATACCCGCAGCATCCGCAGAATAAGTTGAGATATCATTCAATGTTTCCAACAATCCCATTCTTGAGTCAGAGTTGTTGTAATGTAACACACAAGACGCCAATTGAGGAATTTTTGTTCCTGAATTAATCATAATTGGTGTTGCGGGTGATATACGTTGTTCAGACAACGACTTATAATAATCAAAAGCCTCTTCCATTGTATTGGTTACCCACAACGCAACTCTCATATACATATGTTGTGGTCGTTCAATTACCTTACCTGTTGGTCGTTTCAACAAATACATTTCTTGTAATGATCTCCAAGCAAAATAATCAAAGTTATAGTCGTTATCGTGATTGATTACCGCATCAATAATCTCAGCACCATATTCATTAATTGTGTTAATTAATTTTTCATTAACCACTCCATCATCATACAACAATTCCATAGTTTGTGAAAAACTATCATTAGTTTCTTTATGATATGAAGATATTGCAACTGAAGATGCTA